CTTGGGTGCACCGCACGACGAACCCGAGCCTCTTCCAGAACCACGTCCACCCGTGTTCAACCACACCCAGTTTTATAGGGTCGAGAGAAACGACGTCACAACAATGGCCGCTCGAATTCTTCGATTGGTCGGCTTAGAGTTGTATCCTTGTGACGCAGTTTGTCTTGCCCTTGACTGGCCTCGTGGCCAAGACGTTCGGACGATCGTCAGGCGGTGTTTTTCAGAGTGTCGCGCGCTTCGTGTTCTTGTTGATGGGGCTTTGATCCTTCAGAACCCCTCGAACACCGCAGGCGTCGAAGTCACAATCAACACCTTCAACAAGACTGCGCATGTCGTCCTCTTGTGGCCAACAAACGCCATGGAGCACGTTTGGGAACCACCGAACCGCAAACCATTTGTCTGCGCTGCCTTGTTTGCGACAATTGCGTTTGCCCAGTACGCCATTGGCCAGGCCCGAAGATTGGGCCGGTTGGTCCCTGACGTTCCCGACATGGACGCAGCAGAGTGCTTGACGATTCGTGGTTCATTTGCTATGGTCCGTTCCACATTCAGGCCACACAACATTGCCGCTAGAATGTTCGGCAATTTGTATAATAGGAGACTCCTGCCAGCAGCCAGTCATGGTTGTGATTGCGGGAGCCCGTGTGGCCTGGGGGGAGGCGTCGCAGCCATTGCCCGGAATTTGCTTTGTAACATAAACCAGGCAATTCTTGTAAAAATTTGCGACGCCAAAGCGTTCCTCACTGGGAAGCCAACTTTGTGCCTCTTGACGGCCGTTGCCGTTGGAACGTTTGCCTACGCTATGCTTTCTTTCTTTGAAGGCCTGCGGCAGGCTTTGAGGACAAAGACCCAAATCCGTGACAAGGCTGTGGCTTGCGTCTCTGAGATTCGGAACGTTCGCCTGCACTACGACGATTGTGATGGAAGCCCATGCAATTGTTCGGCCATGCCACGGAAGGCTCCCATTGACTGGTATGAGCGCAGTTTGGATCGTGTGTTGGGTGGGGAGACTGAGGAGTCGGTCCTTGGAACATTGATGCGCCTTAACAAGGATGCCGAATGCGAAAGACGCACCGGCAAGTATGTTCCAAGACCCGATAGGATGGATGAGGCTGGAATTTGTGGGGCAATTCGCTCAATTTACAAGTTCCGCGTCCGGTCCTCAGTCAACGACATGCACACTATACTGCAGTGGTGGGGCACACTGCGACCCTCAGGGAATGAGGGAACAGGTATGGCGCAGGGGGTTGAAGTCGTCGGCAAGAGGTGCGATTGCGGTTACCCAACGGTTCCCGTCGCCAGAGGCAGACACCACGCTAGAGTTTGTGGTTTCTGCGATTACCTTCCTGACCGATTGGCTTGTGAGGGCTGGACACAATTCAGCGACTCAAGAGCGGTGGAGATCTTGAAGAATGCGTTCTACGGATACGCTTTGAACATCAAGAATGGTGTTTATCCCATCGTCAATGTCGCCCAGCCCACAGTCTCGTGCATCAAAGGATGCCTTGACGCCCCCCAGGACGAGTCGTACATCCACGGTGTCCAGTTCGTGGAGCGCTCGTTCGCAATCGGTTGTGCTCTTTATGGAGTTGCATTCGTGCATACTCCTTACGTGGCTGGTGCTGACACAGCCACTGTTAGCACAACGGTTGTTGCGCGCCAAATTCGGGTTCGTCCCGAAGTCCAGAGGGGCGACATGTTCTTTGCCTTTGTCAAGAGGCACTGGAAGGTCGTGCTCGAGGGCCTTCCCACAGACATCGGCCCAATGGACTTCAATGCATTCCTCATGCGTTTCCCCCCGTCTCGGCGGTCACAGATCGCCCGTGACAACCGCAAGTTCCGTGCCGGTTTGGCCAGGGCTTCGGATTACACTCGCTCCTGCTTTCTCAAGCGGGAGATGACGACAAAGGGGGGGCTTGACAATTGGGCAGAAGCGGCCTCTAAGATCCAAGGTGTTGCGCAAGATTTGCATCGGTACGAGCACGTGTACCGCCCAGCACCTAAGGGAGTTGCTCCATGGAACCCGCATGAGTGGATGTACGACCCGACAACGGGCAAATGGCTTCCGATCGCAACCTACCAGAGTTTGGTTGACGTCGTAAACCAGCGGGGTACGGCTTGGTACGCGGGGCGGTGTATTACGGCTTGGTCGTCGTACATCGTTTCCGCAGTCACTGGGCCGTACTTCGTGAGCTGGTCCAAGAAGCTTGCCCAGACGCTAAATTCGTCCAATAGCGTCTTCTATTGTAGTGGGAAAACGGGGCTGGAACTGGGGAATTTCGTGGATCGCGCCGAGCGCGACGGGTTCACGACATTTGTCGATGGTGATGCTGAAAAGTTCGATTCCTGTTTTGGCGAACTCAGCTTTGATGTTATTCATTATTTGTATCGACAAATTGGGGGAACCGCATGTGGCGACTTTTGGAAATGCATTCGCCGCATGCGGAAGCATGTTGGGGCAAAATTCAACATTAAATTTGCCCCAGCTTTGCATTGGAGCCAAATGGGTGGGTCATCCCGCGGGTCGGGCGACAACGACACCACTTTTGGCAATTCCCTTTTGGCGGTTTTCTTGCACGTTTTTGTTTGTGCAAGATACTTGGGGACGCTCGAGGGCGTCGAGGTGGTCAGTCCAGATCGTGTTTTCAAACACTTTCGGATTGCGTTGCTTGGGGACGACGTTTTGATAGCGTCGAACCTCAACTCGTTGAATGTGGAGAAGCTCTCCTCATTTTACGAAGAGGTTGGGTACCGCTACGAGCTTTTCGCTCGTAGGTCCCCTCGCAGCATTAGCTTTTTGGGAGGGATGTTTCTCCCAGTGGTTGTGGATGGTCGCAGCACCTGGTGTTTGATGCCGGACATGCGACGCTGGTTGCCCAAGGTTGGTTGGACAACCAGTTCACAGCCACAGCCCCTCCAATGGTGCCACTCGGTGGCGCTTGGATGGAGGCAGATGGCGGCTGCGCACCCGATCATGCGCGCCGTCGTCAACGCATATTTCAGATGCAGTCGGCATGTGACCGCAAGGCCGTTTATGTTCGATAAACGGAAGAAGAAATTTGCGTCGGTGGGAATGATCGAAGAGCACCCGCGAGTTCTTGACGCGCTTCGGGAGGCCTATGGCCTAAGCTCTCGGGATGTGGCGGATATTGAGTCGGTTTTTGCGAATGTTCGCACCTTGCCTTCGCTGGTGACCTCACCAGCGCTCGACAAGGTGCTCTTCTGATTTCAAACTAACCATACCCTCCTCCCTCTCCTCCATATATCCCTAACCCCTTTAATGAAGTTCACAACCTACACTCCGCCAAACTGACGACCCCACCATCTCTGTGGGGGCTCGTGCGACACGGGTGGCGGCCGTTAATGCTCCGGGCGAGTACGGAGTATTGGCACGCCGAAAGACACGTCTCTTGGCCATATATGGTAATTGCTAACCATGAATCAAAACCAACAAACAAGACAGAACAAGAGAAACGCCCGCTCTTCCCGCTCACAGTCCTCTATCTCTGCTCCACGTGCAACGCGGTCTTCGAATGCCCGCACTGCTCAGGTTGTTCGGAACCTATCGGAGACGGAGGCAGCCCTGGCCCGCGATTTGAGCGAACAGCACCGCGACAGGAGATCCAAGCAAGCGATGGTCCTACGGCAACCCCCAGCCATGAGCAGGGTGCAGTATTTGACCTACGCGGAGCAGTACAACCTGCACCTCCTTTCGTGCCTGCTGCACAAAGAGAAACTGTTCGTTCCCCCAAGCCCAACCTTTGCGGGCATCGGGGGTGTGTCACCTGTGCTTTTGGGCGCGGTTTATGCACAGCGAAACAGTTCTCTCGCGGCCAGCGCTGACAGGATACTTCCTGGCCCGAACGATCACAGCTCCGGAATGTATGATTACATGAAGAGCCGCCCGATGTCGTACTTGGTTACCTCAGGTCGGGTTAACGAGCGGATCGTTCTTTCCGGGGAGGATGGCATGTTCCTGTCAGTGAATCCGTGGGATTCAAAACGCCCTTTGAAGTGGAACATTGGTTCCGCTGCTGGAGATGCGCCGTTTTGGCAGGGTGGCCTCTATGGGGACTCCCTGTCCATATACGGCTCGTCGGCGGTTGGGACGTCTCATCAGAAATCTTGGGACAACAATCCCTTCATTTACCCCACTGATTACATGGCGCAAGCGCAGAAGTTCACGGGTGGTGGATCAGATCCTTGCTTTAACGACTTATACCCTAACGATGACTCGTATTCAACAACTGCAACAGCGTACGGAACGCCTGTCTTCGCAACAGGCTTTCTGATTTTCCCCCTTGCAGTCCGCGTCACAGTGGACATTACGCACACTGGTTTCACGCAAACCAGCATTCGGGCGAAAACAGCGCAGCAGGTCTTTTCTGGCAGTACGGTCGAGCGTTTGTACGATCGCATCGAAGACCCGTCAAGTGGTTATTATGGGTTGAACACCCCACCAGTCGCGAGCAAGCACGCGGAATTCATCTATCGTGCAGACAGGTGGGGCTTTGCCCATGCAACGCACACTGGACCTTCGTCAGTGTTGAACCCCCCTCCAACGTCCAGCTCATCCGGTGAGTATGACGTGACGTCAGTCGACAATTGGTGTTCAATGCAGCAGGTGCTTGCCGATGACGGGGTCATGATCGAAATTCGCAATGTGGCCAGTGAGGCCACCGCCAGTTCACAGGTCAACATTGCGATTGACGTCGACTATGCTATCTCCCCTCTTGGACTCGTCAACGGCCTGTCTTCGCACTCCAATGTAACTGCGGATGTCCAGTTTCCAAACTGGTTTTCTTCCTACCGTTGCCTTGGGTCGATCAAGCTGGAAGGCGAAGGCTCAAGCTTGCCCGCCCTCTCCCACCATAAGACTGTAATACGAGCTCTCCATGAGGCTGCGTCTGAGACGCCCTCAACGGAGATGAAACACATCGCTGCGGCGTCAACAACCTCTTCAACAGAAAAAGGCGGTTTTGCTCGTTTCATTGACACTGTTGTTGATGGAATTGGCAAGGCCATTCCCATTGTGTCGAAAGTTGCTGACGTCGCGGGCATGCTCGTTCCCCTCCTTCTCTGAAACCAACCACATCTTTTTCTCTTTTGCGCCCAGTGTCGTTGAGTCGTGGTGGTGACGTCCTGAAGCTTGCTTCGGGCACGTCACCGCCACGACCCCACGACATTGGGCGCCACACCAAAAACTAACTCTTGTATTGTTGCTTAACCTTTGGTTGTGCAACCGTGGCAGGTGACACTCAGAAACTCGTTGAGAGTCGCTTCAACACATAAACACAAACACACCACCCCACCCACACACCCAGCC